TTGGCGCTCTTGACGGAGTAGACACAAGCAACACGTATCTCCTTGAGAAAGAGCATGGATGGAAAGGTATCCTAGCCGAGCCACTTCCACGCTTTAAGGAAGCTCTTGAAACTAATCGCACCGCGTCTCTTGACTTTCGTTGTGTCAGCTCTGCCTCTGGTGAAACTATTCAATTCGGCGAGGTCGAAGACTTTCCAGCCTTATCAACTGCGGTGAAGCTTAAGGACCAGGATAGCGTCTGGAAAAACCATCGTCAAAACCCTAAGGTACACGATGTCACGACGGTCACCCTTGACGATTTATTAGACGAGCACAACGCGCCTGAGCAAATTGACTACCTATCAATTGATACGGAGGGCGCGGAGTATGAGATCCTTTCTCACTACTCGTTTAAGCGCAACTTCAACCTTATGACCGTTGAGCATACGAACGCGGTTGAGGAGGAGAAGATTAAGAAACTCCTGCTTGCAATGAACTACATGATTGTTCACAAGGACGTATCCACCTGGGAAAACTGGTACGCGTACCGTCCTTGGTTTGAAACCCTACCTAAAACAAACTCCTCTTATTAACCTTTTCTAAATGCGTTAGAATCATCGCATGAAGAAGCTTCTCCCACTTCTTGCGGTGACAGTTTTAGCCTTAACGCTTACTGGTTGCGGCAAGTACACCTTTGAGGATATCTATCGCTATCCTTGCCAGGATCCTGCCAACTGGGAATCACCTGACTGCCAGCCACCTAACTGCGAAGCCTACGGCGTTTGCACTAAGGACGTTATGAGAGGGACGCCTTTGTATGATGAAGAAGCCGAGTATCTTGGAGAGCCTACAAATGAATAGAAAACGCTATACTACTGACGAGCTCAATGCGCGCTTACGCTTTTACGTCGGCATCATGCTTGCGCTTACAGTCTTTGGCTCAACCATGGCAATTATCTACGCGGTGACGTTTGTGACCCAGCCACTAGGTGAAGTTCAATCCGAGAACGATAAGGCGTTCTTTACGCTGCTGTCTACTACGGTTTCGTTTCTTGTAGGAGTTATCTCAGGGTTTATGCTTAACGGAACTAGCGCTGCTGGAAAGACTGACGAAGACTAATCTCTTCCAAAATCATCTTCATAACGGATGATGTCGTCTTCACCTAAATAGTCGCCTGTCTGAATCTCGATAAAGACTAGGTCCATATCGCCTTCAGCTCTTACGCGATGAACTTCTCCAACTCCGATTGACACGTAGTCTCCCGGGCCAAGATGAAGTATCTGGTCAAATAACTCTACCTCTGCGTAACCTTGTGTAATGTACCAATGCTCTGCGCGGTGTTTGTGCGACTGTTTGCTGAGACGGCTTCCTGCCTCAACATGTATTCGTTTAACCTGCACCTTTTGCTCTGTGTGAAGGATAACGTAAAAGCCCCAAGGGCGAACAAAGATCTCTGGTGTCATGAATGAACTGTATCATAAAAGTAAAAAAGAATCGAGTCTAGCACTGGCAGCGCTTTGTATACTACCCTAAAGGTAGCCCGCTAATCGACTACCCACTCAATGTCTACCCAGCCAGTGCTAGACACTCAACTCTGAAGTTGGAGTGGATGGCAGTTGTACGTCTTACCCAGGACGATCTCCGTGTTCAAAGACTGACGTGCGCTAACTACTCGACTTATATGCTTCTAGTAACGGGGTAGTTAATTATAACAGGACGGCTAGGCGTCTTTTAGCGTGTCTACCCAGCCGATAATGTCCTGGACAGATAGGTCCATAAGGGCGTCTTCTCCTAGAAGCTCCTCCATACGAATCATGATGTCGTTGAGCTCGTCGCGGTCTATGCTGCAGACCTGCACGATGTGAGCCTCCATTAAAAGCATCAGTTCACGCATGAATTCAATAGGAACTAGCGCAAGACCCTCTTCTTCGAGGTACTGCATAAGTACATCGTCATCTTTGTCAAAGTCTGGGTCAGGATAATCCATTGTCTAATAGTATCTCAAATAACCTGCGGTGATAGCTTTTAGGTAGTTGAATCTTAAATTATTTTACTTCTTGTCAGGCCACCAAGAAGTCCTACTAAGAAGTAGCTAGAACGTGATAGATTAAGGCATAACTAGTTTTAAGGTAGGGGTAATATGTCTGCAGGAGTCCACCACATCAAGGTTGAAAAAGGCGCTACCTTTTCCCGTACCTTTACATGGAAGATTGATTCTAACCTTGTCAACCTGACAGGCTACACCGCACGTATGAAGGTCCGCGACGTAAGTCGTCGTGCGCCTGGCAGCAACGAGATAGTTTCCTTAACCTCGGCAGCGGGAGGAGGGATCACCCTAGGAGGGGCAGCTGGTACAGTTGTTATCACGCTATCTGCTACAGCTACAGGAAGAACTGCGGCTGGCAAGTACACCTATGACCTAGAGCTTGAATCAAGCTCAGGAGAAGTAACACGTCTTCTTAAAGGATCATTCACCGTCTATGACGAGGTTACATATTGACAGATCCAAACAGCGTAGTCGAGACTAATACCCCTGTCACAAATGTAACGGTAGGGGCATCTTCTGATGTCACAATTGAGACTACCGAATCACTTACCGAGGTAACGGTTCTTGACCAGACAAATGTTGTAGTAGAAACAACTACGTCGTCTGTATCTGTTGTAACTGTATCTGAGCCTTTAGTCTCGGTAGAAACAACTACAACAGCTATTGAAGTTGTTATATCAAACGAGCAAGGCCCACAAGGAGTAGCTGGACCTACCGGCCCGACAGGAGCAACCGGTGCAATAGGAGTGACAGGAGCTAATGGCTCAACAGGAATTACAGGACCAACTGGTCTAACTGGCTCACAAGGCAACGTAGGACAAACAGGAGCCACTGGACAAACAGGCGCAACAGGAAGTGTGGGAGCAATAGGTGCTACAGGTCTTACAGGTAACGACGGCTCTACTGGCTCTACTGGGCCAACAGGTTCTGCAGGTTCAAATGGAACGACAGGCGCTGATGGCGTTACTGGTGCAGTTGGTCCAACAGGAGCAACTGGCAACGAAGGAGCAGCAGGGCAAACTGGATCGACTGGTCCAACAGGTGCGACAGGCACGACAGGTTTAGTAGGAGCTACAGGAAGCACGGGCGCAAATGGACAAACTGGATCTACAGGTAATACAGGAAGCACAGGCTCTACGGGAGCAACTGGACAGACTGGAGCTACCGGCGATGTGGGAGCAACTGGACAAACTGGTTCCACCGGACTTACAGGAGTAACTGGTAGTACCGGCTCTACAGGCCCAACTGGTGCAACAGGCAGCACTGGCTCTACAGGCTCCACCGGCGCAAGTATTACAGGAAATACTGGAGCAACTGGAGCTACAGGTTCAGCTGCTACCACTGGTTCATGGACTATTACTACAGGTACTAATACCTACAGTTTTACAGTTCCAAGTGGTGGCACATACTCCATGTGGGTCAGGGGGAATATACCTAACGGTATTATAGTTTGGAATGCTACAGCTACTGTGACAAATACTAATGTAGCGGCAATAGGATATCAATATGCTTGGAACTATGCAGGCGGTGGAAGTCCTATTTCAATAACTGCCATACCTAATCAGATTAAAGGAGTAGCAGGTACAATTAGTACAGATGCTACGTATGCGGGAACTAGTAGTAATAGATTTGATTTTACAATTGCCAACACTAGTGGAGCATCGCAGACCGTTTACTACGGATACACTACTATATAATAGCAAACGCTTTTATAGCGCGTGAACCCTGTTAAAATCCGTACATCCTTGACCTTAAGGGTGTACAATGTCTTTGTATAGTTGTAGGTATTGAAATATTGTACATTAGCGATATAAGGTACTGTTTTGACAAAAGATGTACAACCTGAAAAACAGGTAGAACACGCCCTTTTGTATGCCCGAGTCAGCACACAGATGCAGGTCAACGACGGCATGTCTATGGAGGCTCAAGAGAAGACTTTACGCAATGCGGCGGAGTTTGCAGGCTTCTCAAGCGTAGAGGTACTACTTGAAGAAGGCCGTAGCGGTAAGTCAATTACAGGCAGACCCGTCCTACGAGACGCGCTAACTAGGCTTGATAATGGAACTGCGCAGGCGTTGATTGTTACTCGCATTGACAGACTTGCGAGATCTACCACCGACTTCTTGTCAATCGTAGACCGCGCGGCTAAGAACAACTGGCGTCTAGTCCTGTTAGATCTCAACCTTGACACCTCAACCTACCAAGGTAGATTCGTCACAACCATTATGTCTGCTCTTGCTGAGATGGAACGAGGCATTATCGCAGAGCGTCAAAAGGATGTTCATAAACACAGACGAGATAGCGGGCAAGTGTGGGGAGTAGATCTAGGCCCTAAGCAGCTGATCTCTGATGAGATTCGCAGTCGTATTGTAGCAGAACGAGAAAAAGGTCTTTCTCTTCGTGTAATAGCGCGGATGCTAGACGTTGAAGGAATTCCTACGGCCTACGGCGGGAAATGGTCTGCTTCTAGTATTAAATATGTATTAGACCAAAAATCAGATGAAGAAAAGTAAGATAGAATAAGCCTATGCCAATTTTAGGAGCGAGCGCATCTGGCGCAAAGTCAGCGCCTGTTGCGCCTACTATCGGGACGGCGACTAACGTAGGGTCTGGAAGAGCGTATAACAACGGGTCTGCAACGGTAACCTTTACCGCACCTACAAGCAAGCTGCCTATCACTAGCTATACTGTCACAAGCTCACCTGGTGGATTTACAGGCACAGGATCATCTTCACCTATAACTGTCACGGGGCTGCAATCCAATACATCTTACACATTTACCGTTACAGCAACTAGCGCTGCTGGCACAAGCGCTGCATCTAGTGCGTCTAATAGTATTACTGCAACTACTGTTCCGCAGGCACCTACCATTGGAACTGCTACTGGCGGTAATGCTTCTGCGACTGTTACCTATACGGCAGGTGCAACAGGTGGCGCTGCGGTTTCTACATTTACAGCGACCTCTTCTCCAGGTTCATTGACAGGTACAGGTGCATCACCAATTACAGTATCTGGTTTGACAAACGGTACTGCCTATACATTTACTGTTACAGCGACAAACGCTAATGGAACATCCGCTGCTTCTAGTGCGTCAAACTCTGTGACCCCTGTTGCTCCTGTTTACTACAGAATACAGACTGATATTAACAATGCGTCTGGCTATAGCGGAGGGTCTATCGTTAAAAAACATCTTGCTCCTTCAGGACGTGATGCTAACTCTGTTATTTTCTTTGATAGAGAAGGTGCTGGTGTTCTTCCAGGAGTTGTATCCGTTAGCCCTACTGG